TAATTGTCTCATAAGCGGAGTTAGTTCAGCGGTAGAACGCTATCCTTCCAAGTTAGATGTCGTCGGTTCGATTCCGATACTCCGCTCTGAACCTTAAGGTTCTTATTCCCTCTTGGCGCAGCGGTAGCGCAAACGACTGTTAATCGTAGGGTCCCTGGTTCGAATCCAGGAGGGGGAGTAGGAAGGTCTGGAAATGTCTGGATCTTCCTCTAAATCCTAAGTTTTCTTAGGTCGGGGACTTGATCACCCCCGCTCGTTGCGGAGAGTGTCTTCCGCGAGTAGTGGGCACTCACTACTCATCAAGGGCGATTAACTCAGCGGTAGAGTGGCTGCCTTACAAGCAGTAAGTCATTGGTTCGAATCCGATATTGCCCATAATAAATAAATTATATTGATGAGAATGAATAGGGTTTAAAATAATGTTGTCAATAAGATGCAAAGATTGTAATAAAGAATTACTAGGACATCCATCAAAAACGGTAACGTGTGGATGTCCCAATATGGCAACAATTCGTGGAGACAAGATTTCGGCACTTGACTTATCTCGAATTGTTATGCTAAACTCTCTAAAAGAAAATCAAAACAAAAGTGTGCTGACTTCTCAAGATATTGCTTGGCAAGAAGCACGTCGTCAACGTAAAGTAAGACGACTTGATTTTGAAGTCCGCTAAGGACTTAATTTGGAAAGGTGTCCGAGTGGTTTAAGGAACTTGTCTTGAAAACAAGCGTGTTAGTAGCACCGTGGGTTCGAATCCCACCCTTTCCGTTACATAGAATACAAATTTAATACTTTCTTTCGGTTTCTGTATATTAGTGTTACAAAACACTGACATTTAGATGACGTTTAAAATTCTATGATTAGTATATAGTAGTACTATGAATAGAAAAAAATGGATCAGCACACCTATAATAATTGGGTGAAGATCAAGGCAACCTTTGAGGAGTCTGGTAATACAGATAATATGTTCTACAAAAGAGCAGTTGAAATTGTAAAAACCAGAAGAGATCCTCTTGCGAAATTCCTTGGAGATGAAAAGTGATGGATTCTTATGATGAATTTGTGAGTCGTACAGAAGTACAGGAGATGATCGATGCAGCAATACGACGACACAACCGTAATGCTTCTATCATTAGTATGTGCGTCGGTTGGGTGGTTCTTGCTTTATTTGCTGAGGGACTTTTAAGATTAGTGGGAGTTATTCCTCCATTATTTCCGTGGATGAAAATTACTTTAAACTAGAAAAATGGTTAAAATAATATTCAATGCGATGATAATTTTTGGTTCTATATCGATATTTCTTTTTTGGGGACTTAATCACGCATATAAATAAACAAAAATAAATCAATTGAAATATTATGGCAATAAGAACTGTAACTTTATCCATATCTCCCACTGAAGGATCTGCTTGGAGTGTAAATTTTTCATTTGATGATGCGACAAATCCAACAATAAGAAATATTGTTGGATTTCCTATTACTTGTTCTACAAATACTGCAGGTAATTTTACTGTTGCCAGTAGTGGAAATATAGATCAAGTGGTTAATGGATATTCAAGTCATTCTACTACTAATGGAGGAACTCCTTCTACTCTTGCAGGATCTGACGCAGACAGTTACGTAACATGGAGATCTCAGACGACTAATGGTCAATTTCCGGTCTTTGGTAGAAGTCTAGATATATGGAGTGTTGGTTTTTACAATGATATAATGTATAGTTCAAAAACTTGGGCACAAATAGGCAATAATGTTACTTATAATTTAAACCCAAGAAAATGGAGTTTAATTTATGATTATTCTTCACGTACTGCTTTTGTTTGGTCTAAGGGTGGAACATTGACAGTTTCTGTGGTATGATAAAAGTTGTAGAATATCTTCTAACCAATCAGTGGTCATTGTTTATTTTATGCTACCTCTTGACAATGGTTCCAATTGTTGGTATTATGGTTATACATTCAACCAATGATAAAAACATCGGGCATTAGCGCAGTTTGGTAGCGCGTTCCGTTTGGGGCGGAAAGGTCAGAGGTTCAAATCCTCTATGCCCGACTCATAAACTTTACTTTATGAAAATGTATCCAGAACTTTCAGATCTTCAAAGATTTACAGTCAAAGAGTTTCAAGCAGATTTTGATAATTTAATAGAAAAAGTAGAAAATGGCGAATCATTCGTTATTACTGATGGGGAAATAAGCGCAGTAATAGTTCCATACAACGAAACCATAAAGTTTGCAGTAGAATCTGGCGTGAGCGATGAACTCATACGAATACACACGGACCACGAAGAAGGTTCTTGACAAAGGGTTCCAGGTCCTCTATAATAGACCTGGTTCAAGCGAGTGAGACTTGGTAGTCAGAGGAGTCTTATAAACTCTTTCCGCCAGATTAGCGGCTTTGACCTGGTTCGAATCCAGGCACTCGTATTGCTCCTTTAGCAATCTGGTGAATGCAGCGAACTCATAATTCGCCTGAGGCGTGTTCGATCCACGCAAGGAGCACTTGACAGAATATCTGTCAAACCCTTATAATACTAAGGACAACATTCAGAACAATGACTCTCACATCAAAATTCAAGAAAGACGTTCAGACTCTTCGTGGTGCAGCAAATGGAGATTTTTATCTCGACGTAAAAAACCCCAAACTTTATAAAAAAGTTCGTAGGTATTATGAAAGTGAAGGTGTAGTTTTTTCTGGCGATCCACTTGATGACTATGAAATGCTTATGGAATATGTGTATCAAGATCTTGAATCTGTTGAAGTTGCATGAGTAAATAGTCTCGGGAAGACTTTAAAAGCGCACTGGTCGGGAGCAACCCCTTATGTCTAGATCTGATCTACTTCGTTGGGTTGGAAATATTCTCCTCTTAATTGGTTATCAAACTATGTTATGGGGAGAATTTAAATATGGTTTAATGATGAAATGTATCGGGGGACTGCTTACAGTACCATTTGCTATTAAACTTAAACTTTGGGATGTTTTATTTTTGTGTGCATTCTTTGGATTTAGTGAAGTATCAAAACTTATACAACTTTTCTTAGTTTCTCAAAACTAAGTGGTGGAGTCAAAATCTGACCCTTTCTGTCCTCGTCGGATTGGACATAAAATATGCCGACTGGTGTGGATGGGGAAACCCCGCCTGGTTTCCAATTTCCAGATAAAGAATTGGTGGCGAGCCTGTTATTAAAGAGAGGAGTTATTTTAACTCCTCTCTTTTTTTGTCTATATAGAAAAACAAATATTATCTTGTTGTTGAAAATTTATTACTTATTACAAAAATGAATAGGATTTCTGATTATAAAAAATTATCTACGGATATTATTAATTGGATGAGTGATTATGCATCTAGTAACAACATAAGAGCGTTTGTAATTGGGGTTTCTGGTGGAATTGACTCTGCAGTGTCATCTACACTTGCTGCTTCTACAGGACTTCCTACTTACGCACTGGGGATGCCAATACATCAGAAAGAGGATCAAGAAACTTTATCTGATGCTCATTTGGAATGGTTAAAAACAAATTTTGATAACGTTATTGCAAATAAGTTCGATCTTACTAAAGTTTTTGATACTTTTCAATTTACTATGAAAGAGTTTGGATCTAACAATCTTGCTCTTGCAAATAGTAGATCACGTATTCGTATGGTGACATTATATCAAGTCGCAACTTCTGTTGGTGGTATCGTAGTTGGAACTGGTAATAAAGTTGAAGATTATGGTGTAGGATTCTATACTAAATATGGTGATGGTGGAGTTGATATTGCTCCTATCGCTGATCTTTATAAAACTGAAGTATGGGAACTTGGAAAGTATCTTGGTGTAGATCGACGTATTATTGACGCATCTCCCACTGATGGGTTGTGGGATGATGGGAGAACTGATGAAGATCAGATTGGGACTTCATACGAAATGCTTGAGTGGGTTATGGAGAATGGATTATCTGAAGATCCTATGTTCTTAAATGAAGAACAAATACAAGCAATTAATACTTACAAAAAATTTAATATGCAAAATAAACATAAAATGATTTCTATTCCTACATTTAAACTATGACTGCAACAATCACTGAAGTAAAAAAGTTTTGGGATGATCGTCCGTGTAATGTTAGACATTCCAGTAAAGATATTGGTACTAAAGAATATTTTGATGAAGTTGAACGTAAGAAGTTCAAGGCAGAACCTCATATTCTTAAATTTACTGAATTTTCAAAATGGGAAGGTAAAAAAGTTTTAGAAATTGGTTGTGGTCTTGCTACAGTTGGGGCAAACTTTGCTTTTAATGGTGCAGACTATACTGGTGTAGAACTATCTGAAGAAAGCCTTGCTCTTGCAAAGAAGAGGTTTGCGGTATTTGAACAGGAAGGAAAATTTTATTCTGGTAATGCAGAGGAACTTTCCTCCTTTGTGCCTGTAGAAACTTATGATTTGATTTACTCTTTTGGTGTAATTCATCATAGTCCTCATCCAGAAAAAATCATTTCTGAGATCAAGAAGTATATGAATGAGAATAGTGTTCTCAAGATTATGCTTTACGCAAAAGATTCTTGGAAAAACTATATGATTGAGTCGGGACTTGATCAACCTGAAGCACAATATGGTTGTCCGATTGCAAATACATATACTAAGCAAGAGGTTATAAATTTATTAGATGGATATGAAGTTCTTTCCATTGAGCAAGATCACATCTTTCCTTATCAAGTAGAACCTTATAAAAAAGGTGAGTATATCAAACAACCTTGGTTTGATTCTATGCCCCCAGAAATGTTTAGGACTCTTGAGAAAAATCTTGGATGGCATTTATTAATTACAGCTAAACTTAAATGAAATTTTATGAATGAATTTGTAAGTTATCCCTTTATAAGGACAAATATATTAGTAACGCAACAAAGTGTCAGGGATAATCCATATACGTGGGACAATACTGGGGTAGGATTAACAGAACTTGAACTTGTAAATAAGTTTGTTTCATATATTAAAGACGAATTTACTATATTAGATATAGGTGCCCAAAGTGGGTGTTTCTCTTTAGCAGCTAGATATTATCCAAATACCATCTGGCATTCTTTTGAACCAGATCCTTCGAACTATTCTTTATTATTGGATAATTTGAAATTGAATAATATTCATAATGTAAATACATATGAAACAGCTTTGAGTGATAAAGTTGGAGAAGCAACTTTAAAAATTTGTGATTTTCATAAAGGATTAAACACTTTAGGAGAAAATCTAATTAGATTTTCTCCAGAGAATTCTATTAATTGTATCGTAGAAACAAATACTATTGATAATTTGTTTTTAAGTAAAAAAATTGACTTAATTAAAATAGATACTGAAGGATCTGAATATGATATAATAAAGGGGGGAATTCAAACAATTGAAAAATATAAACCAAAAATTTTATTGGAGTATTACCAAGACAATTTAAATCAATTTGGTAAGAAAACAAATGATATTGATGAGTTGCTTGAAGAAATTAATTATAAAATATCGTGGGTATTTGCCGAAAATATTTTTATTGAACCACGTACTAGATAATAGTAATTAATATTTATTTTTATTTTTATTTTTAAAATGCATATGAAAATTGGTGTTATTGGTGCAGGTAGACTTGGAATTTGCTTTGCTTTACTTTTAGATAAAGCAGGGTATTCTATAGTAGCATCTGATGTACGTGAAGATTATGTAAAAAGTCTTTGCGAAAAGAGGATCGATACTGCTGAGCCTTACGTTCAAGAACTTCTTTCTTCTTCAAATAATATTACTTTTAGAACTGGTAATTATGATGTAATTAATGAATGTGATGTTCTTTATACTTTAGTAGCAACACCATCTTGCTCAGATGGTAGTTATGATGTTAGTGCAATATGGAGAGTAATTGCTGATATTCAAAATGCAACTACTTTAGGAATTAACGTAAAAGGAAAGGCATTTATCGTAGGATGTACAACTAATCCTGGGGATTGTGAGTTATTTCGAAAGCAATTGGAACCATATGGTGTAGAAGTATTTTATAATCCAGAATTCATTGCGCAAGGATCAATTATTAAAGATCTTGAAAATGCTGACATGGTTCTTGTGGGGGGTCCAGAAGGAAAATATCGTTCTTTTATAGAAGAAATTTATAATAAAATTCAAGTTAAAAAACCAAAAATTTGCTTTATGTCAACAACTGCTGCAGAGTTGGTAAAACTTGCAGTTAATTGTTTCTTAACCACTAAGATCAGTTATGCAAATATGGTCGGTGAAGTAATGACTCTTGCTGGACTTGAAAATGAGATCGAACAAGTATTGGGGGCAATTGGATCTGATACTAGAGTTGGTAATAAGTATTTGAAATATGGATATGGGTTTGGTGGTCCTTGTTTGCCGAGAGATAATCGTTCTTTTGCTGCTTATGCAAAAAAACTTGGATTAGAATATAACTTAGGAAAAACGACAGATGATTTTAATAATGAACACGCTAAGTTTTTGAAAAATTATTTTATAGGAAAAAATAAAGAAAAATTGCCTTTTTACTTTGACTATATTTCTTATAAAAAAGGAACGGATATTTTTACGGAGAGTCAACAATATCGTCTATGTTTAGATTTATTAGATGAAGGGTATGAAGTTTACATAGGTGAAAATAAATCTGTTACTGGACAAATAAAAGATTATCTTCACTCAAAATATAAAAATAGTGTTCATTTTATAACAAAAGATAATGAAATAAAGATTGATATGTTTAGCGTATTCGTTTGATTTGTGATATAATATATACTATGAGTAATTTATCAACTATGAGTGATTATAAGAAAACAGCACTTGTTCTTGGTGCTGGTGGTTTTATTGGAAGCCACATGGTAAAAAGACTGAAAGCAGAAGGATATTGGGTTCGTGGAGTAGATCTTAAGTATCCTGAGTTTTCAATTTCTGATGCAGATGAATTTATTCAGGGAGACCTGAGGGATATGAGTTTTGTTCGTCGTGTTCTTGAATTTAAAGGTGAGCAAGGTAATTTTTATAATTCTGTTCCTTATCGTTACATTCGTCCTTTCCATGAAATATACCAGTTTGCCGCCGATATGGGTGGGGCAGGATTTGTTTTCACAGGAGAAAATGATGCAGATATCATGCACAACTCTGCAGCAATTAACCTAAACGTCCTTGAATCGCAACACCAATTGAATGAAACGTTTAATGGCGTTGATAATAGCGTAGAATGTGTTCGTCCAGTGTTAGACTACCAAACCAAAATTTTCTATTCTAGTTCTGCTTGTATGTACCCAGAACACAATCAATTGGATCCCGAAAACCCTGATTGCCGTGAAGACTCTGCATACCCAGCAAATCCAGATTCTGAATATGGTTGGGAGAAATTGTTCTCAGAGCGGTTGTTTTTCGCTTATAATCGTAATTATGGGATCCCTGTTCGGGTTGCTAGGTATCATAATATCTTTGGACCAGAAGGAACTTGGGAAGGTGGAAGAGAGAAAGCACCGGCAGCAATCTGCCGTAAGGTCGCCTATCTTCCAGAGGAAGGTGGAACAATCGAAGTGTGGGGAGATGGCCTACAAACTCGTTCCTTCCTGTATATTGATGAATGCATCGAAGCGACCCGCAGAATGATGGATAGTGATTTCATTGGACCAGTTAATATTGGTTCTGAAGAAATGGTTACTATCAATCAACTTGTAGATACTGCTGCTAGGGTTGCTGGTAAGAGTGTTGAAAAGAATCATATTCTTGATGCTCCTCTTGGTGTTCGTGGACGTAATTCTAACAATGATTTGATTAGAGAAAAATTGGGATGGGACTATTCACAGACTCTGGAAGAGGGTATTCGCAAAACATATAACTGGATTCTAGGACAAATTAACAAATGACACTTAAACAAATTCTTCAAGATTTTAGTCTTGAACCCGATACGGATAAAAATTGTACTCACTGTTACATTGAGCAGTTTTATGAAAGTGCTTTTGCGCCTTATAGGAACAAAAAAATTTCTATTTTGGAAATTGGAATTAGTCTTGGGGCAAGTTTAAAATTATGGAAAGAGTATTTTAAAAATTCTGTCCATGTTGTCGGTATAGATAACAGGGAACATGTTTTGTTAGAAAAGTATAAAAATATAGAAGGAGTCACTTATTATTTTGAAGATGCATATAATCCAGAAATTGTAAAAAAATTACCTAAATTTAACATTATTATCGATGATGGATGTCATGATTTGGATACTCAGTTAAAGGCAATAGAGATTTATCTTCCTTTACTGAAAAGGGGTGGAATTTATATTATTGAAGATATTCAGCAACATTTATTTCCAAACTGTTATGAAGAATTTTTAAAAGTAATACCCGACGAATTTAAAGAAAACCATAAATGGTTGGATTTAAGAAGTTATAAAAACCGACCAGATGATACTTTATTGGTTATAAACAAACTATGATTAGATTAGAAACAAAACATCCTGTTGCATTGACATCACCGGATCATCTTTGTCCGCATGGGTGTGTAAGAGATAATTTTTCTTCATTAGATTTAATATCCGAAGTAACTGAATATTTTCAAGACAAAAAAATTGTCATGATTGATCTTGGGTGCTCTGGCGGACAATTTGTTGTTGATTTTATTCGACAAGGAGATATTGCAATTGGATTGGAGGGTAGTTCTCACGTACTGGAGGGTGAAGGAAAATCAAATTGGAAAAAATATCATAATAAAAATTTATTTTTGTGTGATATATCTGAAGATTATCAACTATATTTGAACGATGAACCTCTGAAGGCAGACTTTATCCATTCCGAAGAGGTTTTTGAACATATTAGTGAAGACAAGATAGATAACCTATTGAAAAATATTAGAAATCATTTAAAGACTGGCGGAATATGTGCTTTTGGCATTTCTCTAGTTCCAGACGTTCAAGTTAGGGATTCTAATGATAATATTGTAGAACCTCCTTATGATGAAAGTGATTCTTCTCTAAAATTTTATAAACTACATCAATCAGTTTTTCCTGCTGATTGGTGGAGAGATAAACTGATTGAAAATGGATTTGAAATTTTAAAAGGTGGAAAAAATGACCAAAACCATTTTGGATATATTTTTAATAGTACTGTGAGGTGGGATTACTCTGGAAGTGTTTATATCTGCTGTAAAGTAAAATAAAAATAGGTAGTTTTTTATGAAAGTAACAGTATTAGGAAGTTCTGGTCAGGTTGGTGCATATCTAACTGAATACCTCAGAAATAAAAATTATGAGGTAAATGAGTTTGATGTAGTTAATGGTCCAGAACATGATATGACAATTATTCCAAATCAAAACTTGGAAGACAATATTAAAGATTCAGACTTTATTTTCTTTCTTGCATTCGATGTTGGTGGGTCTCGATATCTCAAGAAGTATCAACATACGTTTCAATTCATTGATAATAATGCTCGATTAATGGCAAATGCCTTTGGTCTTCTAAAAAAGTATAATAAGAGGTTTGTATTTGCTTCATCGCAGATGAGTAATATGAGTTATTCCCCTTATGGTGTTCTTAAGAATGTGGGAGAACTTTATACTAAATCTCTGAATGGTCTTATCGTTAAATTCTGGAATGTGTATGGAATAGAGAGGGACCATGAAAAGGCACACGTCATCACAGACTTTATCCGTAAGGGATTTGAAACTGGTGTAATTGATATGCTCACTGATGGGCAAGAAGAACGTGAGTTTCTTTATGCGGAAGATTGTTGCGAAGCTCTTGAATCTATTATGAACAATTTTGACGAATTTACTTCTGAAGACAATCTTCATATAACAAGTTTTCGGTCTACGAAAATTATTGATATAGCAAGCATTATTGCTGGACAATTTAATCTTATTGGAAAAACAGTAAAATTAGAACCTTCTTTGGAAAAGGATAGTGTTCAAATGGATAAAAAAAATAGACCAGATGCATATATTATGAAATGGTGGATGCCAAAAACAACTATAGAATCTGGTATTTCAAAAATATTTGAGGTAATGAAAAATGAGCGTTTATGATTGTTTTATATTCAACCATGAATTGGAACTTCTTGAAATTAGATTAAATATCTTAGATAAGTATGTCGATAAATTTATCTTAACTGAAGGAGACACTACATTTTCGGGAAACCCAAAGGAAAGTATTTACCTGCAAAATAAAGATAAGTTTTCTAAGTGGGAAGATAAAATAGTTCATAATTATATCAATGTTCCAGAAGTAGAAAGTCCCTGGGATCGTGAAATATACTCAAGAAATTCAGTTAAAAATTTAAATATTTTTAAAGATGAAGATTTAATCTTGACAAGTGATATTGATGAGATTCCAAACCCAGAAGTTTTGGAGCATAAAGATAAGTGGATAACTGATAGTTCTCATTTTACATTTCAGCAAAATTGTTATGTTTATTATCTTAATAATTTTTACTCTGGCAATTGGTTTGGAACAAGAGCATGTACTTACAAGTATTTAAAAAATACTACTGTTGATGATATTAGGGAAGCGACAGAAGACGACAATAAGTTAACTGGATCAATAATTACAAATGGGGGATGGCATTTCACTTATTGTGGCGGTGAAGAAATGATTAGAAAAAAGATTGATTCTTTTTGTGATTTGCAGTATAATACTCCTGAGGTCAAAAATAATATAATCAATAATATCTCCAACAATAAAGATATATTTTTTAGATATTGGATGGAATATAAAACAGTAGAACTTGATGATAGTTTTCCTGATTATATTGTGAAAAATAAAGAAAAGTATTCGCATTTAATTAAATGATTGTATCTGAAATTTATAGTGGTTCTGGATTGGGAAATCAATTGTGGAATCTAGTCGTTCCCAGAATTATTGCAGAACGCCACGGGTATGAATGGGGTGTTAAAAAATCAAACCCATTTAAAGGATCTCAGTTCATGTCAAAATATGATTTTGGCAAAAAAGTTGTAGGTGGATATGGACCAGAGGGTGGACCACCAACACAACTTCCTAAGGGAATCGCAAATTATTACAAAGAAAGGTTTGATCCATATCCACCAGAAATGGGTGGAGATGACGCTATGATTTTTGATGACTATCTTTGGAATAATCTTGAAGACAATACAAAAATTGAAGGATGTTTTCAGAAAATTGGATATATTAAAGATAGAAAAGATGATATTATCGAATGGTTAAAAACAGATTTCATATTTACTGATTTTTCTAAAGATGATATCTGCGTAATTCAATTTAGAGGAGGAGATTATCTTACTGGAAGTGCTTGGTGCCCACCAGAATATTATCATAATGCAGCAAAAATAATACAGGGAATAAATCCCAATATGAAATTTGTTGTAGTGACAGATGACCCAGTTAATGCTCAAAAGTTTATTCCTTGGGCAACAATTGTCGGTTCTGCAATTATGGAAGAGAAAGATACACTTCAGGGGAGCATTGGATGGTACAAGTATCCTGGTGGTCCTATTGGAGTTGATTATTCAATTCTAAACAATGCAAAGTATGCTATTATATCTGCATCTACTTTTTCTTTTTGGCCTTGTTGGACTAATACTAAGTTTAAAACTATTGTCGCACCAAAGTATTGGACTGATTTTAAGATTTCTAATGGATGGTGGAGGGGTGATGATAATATAGTTGACGAATGGTTATATGTTGATATGAATGGTAAACCAATGATAGGCACTGACTGCAGAATAGAATATAATGATTATCGCTCCAAAAATTCTTTTTACGCTAACCTAAAATGAAAAAAGTAAAAATTTATACATATTCCCACAACAGACCTGATTTTATCGAACTTCAGTATAACACTATTAAACGACATGTAAAAGATGACTTTGAATTTATTGTTTTCAATAATGAAAGGGGCGGTGGCGATGGTGGATTTGATTCAAATAAAATAGAACAAATCAATTCAATATGCGAAAAATTGAACATTGAATGTATCAGAGTAGAATTAGATCCAGAACTTCAATACATGAATGGAGAAAAAATGTTTGAAGGAGATGAGTATTTGAATGGAAACATTGCATGTGCTTATTCCTATACTTGGGGTTGGAAAAATTACATTTGTAAAAATGATTGTCTGACAGTTATTCTTGATTCGGATATGTTCTTGATAAAGGACGTATCATTTGTTGATATAATGGAAGGATATAATTTTTCATATGTACCCTCATATAGATACAATAAAAAATATGTAAATGAAGATAACCGAGGTGAAATAGCTTTCAAATATCCTTGGAACGGATTTGTCATGGCTGATATCCCAAATATGCCAAATCCAAGTGAAATTAGTTGGGGATATGGGAAGATTAATGGAATCGCAGTAGACGTTGGGGGAGAGGTTTATAATTATCTTCAAAAATATGAAGATCAACTTAATCAACTTTATGTTGACCAATGGGGATTGTTAGTTGATATCAACCCTCCTTATGAAATTTGTATAAATGGTTGTTCCCAAATGTATGCAGATTTTGAAGAATGTACAGTGCAGATTAACGATTACCAGCATTCAAATACTAAAACCTTTCCGCATCAAACTGACAGGGATAATTACTGGGAATATGTTCACGATAACTATTCTAAGATAATTGAAATTTCTAGGAAAAATGAATTTCCTAGACCTACATATGTTGACTTTATTAAATTAGAAAAGGATGAAAATGTAATTACAGACTCTTTTATATTCCATTATAAAAACGCAAGTAATACTTTACCCTGGATGAATGACCAATACAATTATTATAAAACAATTGCTTTGGACAAGTTTTTAAATTTATTTCAATTACAAAAAAGAATTTTAGGAGATTGACATGGGAATTTCTGTAGATGAGATTAAATCATTAATTGGCGAAAAAGAAAAAATTGTAATTTTCGAAGTTGGTTGTGCTGATGGCAGAGATACCCGTCAGTTTCTTAATAAATTTGGAGATAATATTAAAATTTACACTTTCGATCCAGAACCAATTAACATTAAAGCAATGACTGAGTTGGGAGTCGAAAATTGTGTGGGTGATTTAAACGATGATATTGTTTCTGATTCTAGGCATATTTTTCACCCATATGCAATGAGTGACACTGATGGTAAAGAAACATTTTATAGATCGAGAGATACTGGATACGATGATAAAGGATATAGTAGGGGTAGGTACTCTGGTTCAATTCACAAACCTGTAGATCAACTTAAGGGGTGGCCTCATATTGTGTTCGATGACAGCGCGGAAGTGGAGACTAGATCTTTAGATAGTTTTTGCGAAGAGCATAATATAGAGCACATTGACTTCTTATGGATGGACACTCAAGGTGCTGAAGGAAAAATATTTGAGGGTGGCAAAAAAACATTGAAAAATGTCGATTATGTATATACTGAGTACTACAATCAGGATATGTATGAAAATCAGGTTTATTTTGAACAACTTCAAGAGTTGTTATCCGATTTTACTTTAATTGCTAATTGGAAGTATGTAGACTATGCTTATCCAGAATGTAATGGTGGCGATGCTTTGTTTGTGAGAAATGATGTTAAATCTTCCTGATGTAACTCTAATTTGTGTCTCTTCTGTAAACTTTGAGCATACTTTATATGCTTTTCAAAAAAGTATGCAAAAAATTAATTTTGGAGATGTTAAACTTGTAACCGATCAAAATCCTTCGGGTTTTATTGAAAATGGAATTTCTATAGAAAAATGCAATCCAATTACTTCTATAGATTCGTATAGTCATTATATGATCTTTGATTTGTATAGGCATGTAAACACTTCTCATTGTCTTGTTATTCAAGCTGATGGATTTGTAATAAATCCTGAGCAATGGGATCCTCTTTGGTTAACATATGACTATATTGGAGCACCTTGGGAATATGTTGATCACTCTTATCTTGACCCATGGGGAAATCATCACAGGGTTGGTAATGGGGGATTTTCTCTAAGAAGTAAAAAACTTTTAGAAGTCCCTTTAAATGCCTATGTTCATTTTGATGTGAATTGGGGAAAATTTTATAAGCATATGAACGCGAATGATACTGCCGAGGATGGTTGTATTTGTGTACATAATAGACACATTTATGAAGTTCTTGGTTGTAAATTCGCCCCAGTTGAAGTAGCTTCTAGGTTTTCTCATGAAAAACCACTTCCAGAAACGAAGGGAATTAAACCATTCGGTTTTCATTATCACTTACCACCAGGCACAAAGTTATGATAGGATATAATCATTTAGGAAAAAACGGAAGACTTGGAAATCAAATGTTTCAATATGCAGCATTGAGGGGCATTGCTGCTAAACATGGATATGATTTTATGATACCTGAATCTAATTTTGAAAATGAATGGAATCAGCACCAATTATTTGAAGCATTCACGTTACCTAATCTAAAAAATACTGGGTATGTTTCTGGAGACTTTTATAAAGAAGAAGAAAATCAATCACACGTATTTAACCTAGAATATGTTAATAACTGTCCAGATAACGTAAGTCTTTATGGATTTTTTCAGACAGAAAAATATTTTAAAAATATATCTGATAGTATTCGTGAAGATTTTACTTTTAAAGATGAAATTTTAAAACCATGCAAAGAAGAATTTAACTTTGATAAAATTGTTTCTCTTCATATAAGAAGAGGTGATTATGTCAATAAATCATACTATCATCCATTGTGTGAGTTGGAATATTATAAGGAATCTCTAGAAAAATTTGATTCAAGTATTCCTGTTATAATCTTTTCAGATGATCCAAAGTGGTGTAAGACTCAAGATTTATTTTCTTCTGACCGTTTTATGATTTCTGACTCTGGTTGGAATTTAATAGATCTCTGTTTAATGTCCATGTCCACTCACCATATTATCGCAAATTCTTCTTTTTCGTGGTGGGGTGCTTGGTTATCTGGATCTAGTCAAGTTATTGCTCCTAAAAAATGGTATGGACCAGCTGCCAAATCTGTATCTACTGTTGATTTGATTCCAAAAACATGGAAAGTTCTGTAAAAGTTTCTATCGCAATACCTGCATATGCTCATGGCAATGCAGGTGTTCTATATTTAAAAGATGCTTTACAATCTATAGAAGAACAAAATTTTTCGGATTATGAAGTTGTCATATCTGATCATTCTGAAAGTAATATTCTTTTAAATTTGTGTGAAGAATACTCTAAAAAAATTAAAGTGGTTTACATTAAAAATTTTTATGGCAAGGGCATTCCTACATTTAATGCAAATTATTGCTTAGATTATTGCTCTGGAAAATATATAAAAATTTTACACCATGATGATTTTTTTGTATCAAAGTGTGCATTAGAAAAAATAGTTTCTTCCTTGGAAGAAAGTGGTAAATCCTGGTTAGTAAATGGATTTAATCATACTTATGACGGGAAAAATTTTTTTAATGAGAAAATTCCTCAATATCCTGACCACCTTTTAGTTGGAAATAATCTCCTTGGTGCTCCTACTAATATTACTATTAGGAATGACTGTAAAGAATACTTTGATACAAATATAACTATGGGAATTGACCATGAGTGGTATCACCGTCTGAGAATGAAGTATGGATTGCCTTATTTTTTAAATGATGTTTTAACTACAAGTAGGATAAGAGAAGATAGAGTTTCTGCGAAATTTTCTAATAACTATGACATAGTTATTGAAGCAGATGGATCTTCTTGGCAATTCATACAGAGTGAATTTGAATATATACAAAACAAACATTCAGAATTTTTTAAAACCTGGAAATATCCAAATGATTGATTTATCAAAATCCACTTTCATCATTCCTTTAAGAATTGAATCTGAAGATAGAATGAGAAATATTATTACCTTGTTATGTTTTTTACTTGGAAATTTTAATACAAAAATAGTAGTAAAAGAGGTAGATAATAATCCTGTATTTGAACATAAAGTTATTCCGCAAATAAAAGAGTTTCTTGGTAAAGAAGAAATTTCTTTGTTGCATATTTTTGAACATTCCGATGATCCTGTATTTTATAGGATGCAGATTTTGAATGAAATGATTTCTCTCTGTGATACTGAAATAGTTGTTAATTACGATTGCGATGTTCTTCTACCTTTGAAATCATATGTTAGTTCATATAATATGATTTTGAATGAAGGATATGATCTTGTTTATCCCTATGGAAATGGAACATACCAAAAACAAATACTAGCAAACGACGCTTTAGTTTCTGATTTTCTTAATCAGAATTACGATTTTAATATATTGGATTCAAAGTCTAATATCTCTACTTCTGATTTTGGTTGGGTTCAATTTTTTAATAGATTGTCCTATATTGAAGGTGGTATGGAGAATGAAAATTTCAGAGGTTCTTCTCCAGAAGACAAAGAGAGATTTTATAGATTTAAAACTTTAGGGTATAATGTAGGTAGAGTTGATAATTTGATTTATCATTTGGAACATAGTAGAGGAAGAAATTCTTGGCCAGCATCGATTCAAGGAAATCCATATATGAAACAAAATTTTGAATTGTGGGAGACACTTCAGAAAATGAGTTCTAATCAACTTAAAGAATATTATTCTTATCAATCTTATCTTAAAAAATATGTTGGCATTTAATCATATAGGAAATCTTGGCAGATTAGGCAATCAAATGTTTGAGTATGCTGCCCTAAGGGGAATTGCATCATATCATCGTTATGACTGGTGCATTCCTCCTTTTAACATATCTGGAATAGAAAATTATAGTCTCCATAAGTGCTTTAAACTACAATCAGTAAAGGAAGAAAATCTAGCAGTTATGGAAGATTTTTCATACATTCAGGAAAAATCTTTTGATTTTGATTCGGATTTATTTGAAAATTGTCCGGATAACATAAGTTTATATGGATTTTTTCAAACAGAAAAATACTTTAGACATATTTCAAATGAAATTCGTAGTGATTTTACTTTTATAGAACAATATTTAAATCCCTGTAAGGAAATGATATCTCAATATCATAACTTAGAACCCATTATGCTTCACGTCAGACGAGGTGATCCCAATTTAGTGGATTCTAGGGGATTTAAATGGTCTTATACTCAGTGTTCTGGTCAACATCCACCTCAACCAATTGAGTATTATGAAGAAGCATTGAAATTTTTTGATAAAGATCAACCAGTTATTATTTTTTCAGATTCTCCTGAGTGGTGTAAAAAACAAGAACTTTTTAATAGCGATAGATTTCTTATTTCTGAACCAACGGATAAATATCCAGACGGATCTTATACTCCTTACATTGATTTATGTTTAATGTCTTTATGTTCACATTCTATAATTGCAAACAGTAGTTTATCTTGGTGGGGTGCTTGGTTGCAAAATAATCCCAACAAAAAAGTAATATGTCCAAAAATGTGGTTTGGACCTTTATATGCCGATAAGAATACCAGAGATCTTTATGTTGATAATTGGATTGTAATCTAATGTACGTTTCTTCTTGCCCCTTAAGAGTTTCATTATTTGGTGGTTCGACAGATAATCCATATTTTGTGGAACAATATGGATATGGATCTGTTATAAGTTTTACTTGCGATTTAAAAACATACATTACACTTCACGAAGATAAAATTGGGTACAATAAAGAAGGTAATAAGTATATTATCAATTATTCAAAAAGAGAAGAAGTTCTTCATACTAAAGAAATTCAAAATGAATTAGTTAGAGTTGTATTAGAATACTTTAAAGTTTCTCCTTCTCTTGTTTCTATGACTAGTGATGCCTACTCTCAGGGAAGTGGATTAGCTTCATCATCTTCTTATATTATCTCCTTGATTAAGTGTATTTCTTTGTCAAACAATTTACATCTAACTGATATAGAAATTTGTGAAATTGCTTATAATTTGGAAAGAGAATTTAACCCATACTGTGGATATCAAGATCCTTATGGTTGTGGGATAGGTGGATTTAAGAGAATCGAATTCCAAAAAGGTGGAATTATAAAGTACAATTTTTTATCAACCGAACTTTTTGAGTATTATGATGCACATTTAATTTTTACTGGTGTTACGCGCAATTCTAAAAAAATCCTCAAAGATATAAGTTGCAATCTTGATAAAATTTCTCCTCTTTTACCCACACTTGAAAAAGCTTATGATTCAATCATTAATAAAGATTATGAGGAATTTTTATATCTTTTAAATGAGAGTTGGGACCAAAAGAAAAAAACAAGTTCTATGATCAGTGAGAATTCAAAAATCATGGAAATTGACAATTATTTAATAAATAATCCTCTAGTAATTTCGCATAAATTATGCGGCGCAGGAAATGGGGGATTTTTCTTAACTTTTTCAAAGAAGAATAAATTGACTTTACCGTTTTCTTCTATTAAAATAAATGTATCTTTGGATGGTGTAAAGGGGAAAAAATTATGATACCATTAAATTCTACTTTGTATTTAAAGCGAAAATGAATAATCCTTTCAGCGAATATATTAAAGCACTTCAATGTGCCAATATGGAAAAAGAATTTGAAAAGTTCAAAGATGCCTTTGGAAAATATAATAATATTATTATTCTTGGAAATGGTGGGAGCAATTCTGTTGCTTCGCATATTTCGCAAGATTATGTGAAATTTCACAACAAAAATTCTATGGTATTTTCTGACCCGTCAATGTTAACATGTTTTGTCAATGATTTTGGGATGGAGAATGCTTACTGTAAATTTCTTCAGTATTATGCAAAAGCAGATACTCTTTGTATTCTAATTAGTTCTGGAGGAGAGTCTAAAAATATTATTAATTGTATTAAATATTGTGAAAATACTTCAATTCCATATGGGATTTTGACTGGATTTAATGCTTCCAATAAAGCAAGAAGCATTGCTAATAGTTCTCTTTGGGATTACCACATTGGCAGTAATGATTATGGAATTGTTGAGTGTGTTCATCAAATATTTCTTCATGGAGTTGTATGAGATATTGTTTTGATATTGATGGAACTCTTTGTTATACTCCAAACAAAGAAAATGGAAACCCCGATTATGAAAATGCTCAACCATTTTCGTTTATGGTTAAGCAAGTAAATCGTTTGTATGATGAAGGTAATTATATCATTATGCAAACTGCCAGAGGAAAGGGTTCTGGTATCGACCACACTAAACTAACTAAAAAACAACTTAGTGATTGGGGATTTAAGTACCATGAATTATTTCCAATGTTTTGTAAACCGACTGCAGATATTTTTATTGATGATAAGGGAGTAAATGTTGAAGATTGGAAAAAGCAGCAACCTCTAAAAAGAGGTATTATTGCTGGAGCTTTTGATATAATTCATCCTGGATATGTTAGAATGTTTAAAGATTCTAAAAAATATTGTAATCATTTAACAATAGCTCTTCACGTTGATCCGTCTTTAGAAAGAAAACATAAACTTGAACCAGTCCATTCTATTGCTGAAAGAACAGAAATTTTATTGTCTATGAAAAACATAGATAGTGTGGTATATTATTCTGTTGAAGACGAATTTCATGATTATCTTAAGAGCGGTAAATATCAGGTTAGATTTTTAGGAACAGATTATCAAGATGGTTCTTATTCTGGAAAAGAAATTAATATCGATATTATTTGGTTAGATAGACAATCTCATAATTATTCTTCAACCAAATTAAAAACACAAATTTATGAATCTATTTTAAATAAAAAAATACGGTATAAAGAATATGACTAAATGTTTGGTTACAGGGGCAGCAGGATTTATTGGATCCAATCTTGTTGATGAATTGGTTAGATCTGGATACGAAGTAATTGCAATTGATAATGAAAGTGCAGAGTCTAATGAAGAATTTTACTGGAATCGCAAATCTGAAAATTACAAATATGATATTTTAGATTATGAAAAAACAAGACCTCTTTATGACGGAGTTGATTACGTATTTCATTTAGCTGCGGAGTCGAGAATACAACCTGCAATTTTAAATCCCATTGAAGCAGTTACAAAAAATTGTGTTGGTACTTGTACAGTTCTTCAATGTTCTAGAGAGGCTGGGGTAAAAAAAGTTATTTACTCTTCAACTTCTTCTGGATATGGTTTTAATGAACCTCCTAATCATGAAGGACAACCCGACGACTGTTTGAATCCATATTCTGTATCTAAAGTTGCAGGTGAAAAACTCTGTTCAATGTATACAAAACTCTTTGGATTAAAAACCATAGTATTCCGATATTTTAATGTTTATGGAGAACGCTCTCCTATTAATGGACAATATGCTCCCGTTATTGGAATTTTCTTACGTCAACGTGCTGCTGGAGAATCATTAACCATAGTTGGTGATGGTGAACAACGTAGAGATTTTACTCATGTTTCTGATGTTGTATCTGCAAATATTCTTGCCGCATTTAAAGATGTTGATTGTGAATACTATGGAGAAGTTTATAATGTTGGCAATAGTATTAACTATTCTATCAATGAAATTGCAAGTGCTATTTCTTCAAACAAAATTAACATTCCGCCAAGGATTGGTGAGGCGAGAACTACTCTTGCAAATAATGGGAAATTGAAAACTGTTTTTGGATGGGATCCGAAAGTAAATTTAAAGGACTGGATTGATGGACAAAAATAAATCAACATACAAATTAAAAAATTTTGGTCCAATCTATTATTTGAATCTTGATGAGCAACCAGAAAGACGAAAATATATGGAAGACCAATTTCAATATTGGGAAATAGAAAATTATACTAGAATATCTGCATACGATGGTCGTGAAGATGACTTAAGTGGTATTATTAAAGGAAAATATCCAGATATGATGTCTTCAAGTGAGATTGGATGTACAACTTCTCACTTGAAGGCAATTAAGTATTGGATGGAAACCTCCGATAGTCCATATGCAATTATTATGGAAGATGACTGCAATTTAGATCTTGTAAAATACTGGAATTTTATTTGGCAGGATTTTTACTCTCATATTCCATATGATTGGGATGTGATTCAGTTGGCAATTATTTGTACTGGTGATATTCACGTTAAACTTCATAAAAGATTTGTAAATGATTTTTCTACAGCTTGTTACTTGATTACCAGACATCATGCAGAAAAACTTTTGAAGTTTCATGTTCGTGGTGATAAGTATAAACTCGATAATGGAGTTAAACCACGTCCTGTTGCCGATGACTTGATTTATAATTCTGGAAATACCTATTCAATTCCTCTTCTTCTTTATAGGATTGAATTGGGATCTAGTATTCATCCTGAACATATTGATGCTTTCCATAGAGGAAACCACAAGGCTCTTTCACAGTACTGGCAACAAAATGGCGCAAGTATTGATATTAGAGATTATATGAATTATGATCCTTATTTGGGTCGGATAACAGAAAATTCTACTTTCCAACAACAAGACCCTTGACAGAATCTTAAGTATCTACTACACTAAATAAGTACTTAAGAATACTGTTGTAATTCTTAACAATCTAAATGTCGTTTAGTACTAAAACACTTTTATGAAACTCAAACAACTGATGCTTGCACCTGTTGCTATGGGAATGGTTGCTCCTGTTGCTGCGAATGCCGCAGATCTGAATATGGCAGCAGTCAACCAATATTCCTCAGAACAGGTTACAAGCGTCACTCAATTCTCAGATGTCCGTCCTACTGATTGGGCATACCAAGCACTCAGCAACCTTGTAGAGCGTTATGGTTGCGTTGCTGGTTATCCTAATGGAACCTTTGGTGGTGGTCGTGCAATGACCCGCTATGAGGCAGCAGCATTGCTCAACGCTTGCCTGGATCGTGTGACTGAAGTTACTGATGAACTCAAGCGTCTGCAGGCAGAGTTTGCTCAAGAACTCGCTGTTCTTCGTGGCCGTGTAGATAAACTGGAAGCACAGGTTACCACTCTTGAAGCACAACAGTTCTCCACCACAACTAAACTGCGTGGTGAAGCAAACTTTGTTCTTGGTGGCGTAGATAATTACCAAACCAAGGATGGCGACATCACTCACACTGCATTTAACTATGATCTGCGTTTGAATCTGGACACTTCTTTCACTGGTAAGGATCTTCTCAAGACCCGTCTGCGTTCTTCTAACTTCAGCAGCAATCCTTTCGGTTCCAGTTCTTCAATCTTTAAACTGGATAAAGCAGACAACACTGTTAGTGAAGTTGGCAACAACGTAGTTATTGACCGTCTGTATTATCAGTTCCCTGTGTTCAACGGTAGCACCACCCTGACCGCTGGTGCTCTGGTTCGTAACACTGAAATGGCTTGGATTCCTACTGCTTATAAGTCAAACATTCTTGACTTCTTCCAAGTAGCAGGTGCTCCTGGTGTTTATAACAAGGCAACTGGTTCAGGTTTTGGTGTTCAGTATGGTAAGAAAGGTCTTGTTGCTGGTGTAAACTATGTGGCACAGAATGGTGCTGATAGTTCTACTGGTGAGTTTGACAAGTCTGGTGCTCTTAATACCTTGGCACAAGTTGGTTATCGTGGTACTAACTGGGGTGCTGCTTTTGGTTATCGTTATGGTACTGAAGGTACTCGTGTCCGCACTTATAACGGTCTGAACGGTGCTTCTGGTGCTCTGGTTCCTGGTCAAACCTCTAATGGTTATGCCATCAACGCATATTGGCAACCCACTCAATCTGGTTGGGTTCCCTCTATCTCTGGTGGTTATGGTTGGAACACTGTAAGTGGTACTCCTAGTGATGCTACGAACAGTCAATCCTGGTTTGCTGGTTTGACTTGGGATGATGTGTTTGTTGATGGTAACTCTGCTGGTGTTGCTATCGGTCAGGCACCTACTGGAGAAGATCTTGAAAAGGCAACTATGCTTGAGATCTTCTACAAGTATCAAGTATCTGATAACATCAGCGTCACTCCTGCTATCATCTACGGAAGTGACAATCAGCGCCTTGCTGATAACTCCTCTAATTGGGGTGGCGTAATTCAGACAACTTTCAAGTTCTGATATTTTAACTCTATAATTAACTGGAGGGGAAACCCTCCTTTTTTTCTGTTTAAACTTATGCAATACGATATTAAAGATATTAATCTTGCCGAACTTGGCAAACAAAGAATTGAATGGGCAGGAAGAGAGATGCCCGTTCTTAAGCAAATTCAAGAACGATTTGCTAAAGAAAAACCTCTTGAAGGTGTTCGTTTAGTTTCTTGTAATCACGTTACTACAGAAACCGCTCATCTTTGTATAGCACTTAAAAATGCTGGTGCTGATTCCATGTTGATTGCGAGTAATCCTCTTTCAACTCAAGATGATGTTGCTGCTGCCCTTGTAAAATATTGTGACATTCCTGTATTTGCTATTAAGGGTGAGGATAATGATACTTATATGAAACATATAAACATTGCCCTCGATCATCGTCCTAATATTATTATCGATGATGGATCTGATGTAGTAGCAACACTTATTAAGAATCGTCCTGAACAGGTGTCCGATTTGATCGGGACTACAGAAGAGACCACTACTGGTATTGTTCGTCTTCGTGCGATGATTAATGATGGGGTTCTTAAGCACCCTGCGATTAATGTAAATGACTCTCAAACTAAGCATTTCTTTGATAATCGTTACGGTACTGGTCAATCTACTCTTGATGGTATTATTCGTGCAACTAACATTCTTCTTGCTGGAAAAACTGTGGTTGTTGTTGGGTTCGGTTGGTGTGGTAAAGGAGTTGCTCTTCGCGCCAAAGGGATGGGAGCAAATGTGGTCGTCACTGAGATTGATCCCGTAAAGGCAATTGAGGCAACTCTTGAGGGTTATCAAGTAACAACTATCCAAGATGCTGCTTTTATTGGTGATATTTTCATTACTGTAACTGGCAATAAAAATGTAATCTCAAGGAATCATCTTCGTGCTATGAAGAGTGGTGCTATCGTTTGTAACTCTGGTCACTTTGATAATGAGATTGATTTAAAATCTCTGGAAGAAATGTCAACAGAAATTGTTGAAGTTCGTCCTTTTGTTAAAAAGTATGTAACTCCAGATAATGAAATTATTGTTCTTGCTGATGGTCGTCTTGTAAATCTTGGTGCTGCTGAGGGTCATCCTTCTGCCGTTATGGATATGAGTTTCGCAAATCAAGCACTTGCTGTGGAGTATCTTGTAGAAAATAAAGGAAAACTTGAACCCGGAATTTATCCAGTTCCTGAAGAAAAGGATAATCTAATCGCAAAACTTAAACTACTTGCTATGGGTATTGGGATTGATACTCTTACTGAAGAGCAAGAAAAGTATATTAATTCTTGGTATGAGGGAACCTAAACCTTAACCAAATCTTAGTGGACTTTAAGATTGTCTTCCAGTATCATTACTTATGAAGTCAATTCACTTCTAAAAACTTTTTATGAAATTCAAAAACTTTATTGCTGTTGGTCTGGTTGCTGCTCCTGTTGCTGCTCTTGCTGGACCTGCTTTGAATGGTGCAGGTGCCACCTTCCCCGCACCCATTTATCAACGATGGTTCCAAGATTATGCACGAACTTCTGGGAGTAGGGTTAATTATCAGTCCGTTGGTTCTGGTGCTGGTGTTCGTCAATTCATTGCGGGCACAGTTGAC